AGGCCCTACAATTTTACCGCTCGGGCTGACAGTTCCAGTAGATGCATCTAAAAGTTCAAAGGGGACAGGATCATAATCCGGATTAGGTATAAACTCAGGACTTAGTGGATCTGCTGGATCCCAATCAGGATTAGGAATTTCTTCTACAGGATCGTAATTCGGATTATCCGGATTCATAATTGCGTCCCTAGTGCCAGGACCATCGTTGGTGACAGTATATTCTAATTCTAAAGTAATTGCACATGGCTCCCAGGATACTGCTAAAAACAATTGTTGATAGATAGCAGCCAAATCTGAAGATTGTGCAGAAGCAGTAACATTTTGTATTTCTTTATCTCCTGCTAGATAACTATACAACTCACGCCAATTATATGGATTACCTGACATATTGCCAAAAAAGTCATCCATTCTATAGTTACCGCCTACATTTGAACCTAGTCCCATTTGCTCTTGTATTTCTTGTACTAAAAGTTCATCTACTGGTTTTTGTAAAGAAGATCCGGATGCCTGTGTTCCATTTGCATCAACAGTATCGTCTGACATTAATTCTAAATTTTGAAGACAGTTACCTAATTCACCAGGAGTAATTTGTTCAATATTACTGATTTGTAAGAAGGCATATCTCACTGCTCCTGCGGCTACTGCTATGGCTTCAGGTATAACTTCATTCTGTTTTCCTAAGTATGAATCATATCCTTTAGGAAGAGTATTATTAGGTGTTGCATCAATTACAGTTTCTAGTGGACCTGGTTTTCCTTTAGTGAATAACGTACCCACAACATTTCTTACTGCTGTAGAGTCAAGTGCCGGGTTTACGGCGCCCGAATCCGTTGCATCAGAATAAATTAAATAATATGTTTTAGAGCCTGTAGGTAAACCCGTTGTAGTATTGTACAGAGGTACTGTAAGAGATTCTCTACAATTATAAAATAGATACCAAGGGTTTAACATATCCGCTAATGTACGTATTTTTGATGTGAATCCAGAATCCTCCCCTGGATTGTCTGGATCACAACGATAATTTAAAAGAAATGCATTGTTTGTTAATGATGATAAACAAACTTGTAAGTTTTTTCCGGCAATAGATAAAAACGCCGTATATATTTTTCGTTCTTGTTCGGCAGTACCATGATCGTTTGCTTTGGATAAACTTCTAATTTCTCTTTCTTCAAGTCCGGCGGCTCCTAAGGCTAAATTTAAATCTGTTGTTAGTCCACCATGTTCATATAATTGCTGTAATAATGTTGAGGGAAATCCAAAACGATCTAGTCGTTTAAAGTCAAATATCTTTTGTAAACATTGTAAATCGGCTGCAAGACCTTGTGTATACAAAGATACACCGGTGATATCTCCAGTAATTAGATCATCCATATTACTGAAAGAACCTTCTAAAAACGTATCGGCGTTTTGTGCTGTAGATATTGTTCTATTATTATATTGTGCAAAACTGTATGCTTCGTTAAAAGAACCTAAAAAATCTTCGTATCTAGGTGATGCTTGGCCTTCTCTGCCAGGTTGAGCATGCCAATTAAATTCATTATGTGCCTGTAAAGCATGACATCTAATCCAACCCCATTGAGTAATACTATGATTTGGGTTTGACATGTTATAAGGTAACCATGTGGCTTGTTGCCCATAATCTGTTACGCCTGTTACAGAATATCCTGCGTTTGCGGGTCCAGGTAATGCACCTGTTATACCTAAAGATTCAGCATATTCGACTGCTTTACAGTCAGATGATCCTGATGTTTTTCCTGCCCATGATTCTGAGGCATCTTCTGCAATATATGTAGGAGGTTTTGAATTTCCTAATGCGTAGCAACTGCCATATCCACTAATTGAAATAAGATTATTATATGTGCCACTTCCCACAACCCCTCTTAAATAAGCATCATTAATAGACCATACAAGCATTCTAAGCACAGTATTTTGTACAAGTGTACCGAATATATACTCTGAGTTTGATCTGCTAATACCCATAAAGAATTGGGCGTTAGGGTTGATCCTAAGACATCTGTTTTGTAAAAGGCCGCCTAATACATTTTGACCTAAAGGACTTTGTTTACCTGTGTCTGCCATATATTACCTTACGGAACAAATACCGTTTCTGCTCCTTCTACGATTTTGTGTTTACAATCGTTTCCGGAACCTACTCTGAGTACAGGTTTACCTTCACAAAACACTGTGGGACTACCTTCAGTTGTTTTTGCGGCTTTGTGAGGTTTTTTATTTGGTTTTGGATCGTGCGGAGAAATTTCACTAACGTGGAGACCTACAGGTTTGCCTTCTGCAAAGACAGTTTCTGAGCCTTTGAGAATTTTACCACCTGTAGTGTTCTTATCTCCCTTGCGGCTTAATTTCGCCATGTAATTTTATCCTACTAATATTTTTTTCTCCGGTACTGTTACTCCGGTTGTTGCTTCTCTGTATTTGTCCTTGACTTCATCTGCTGTAACAGCAATAAGAGAAACACTATTAGTATTTAGTCTTGGATTTTCAGCGGTTGAAGCAGAAAATACACTAGGGATAAGAGCCATGCCAGTCTGACTGGGTGCAAGAGATACTGGATCTTCAAGTTCAAAAAATCCATCTTCATTCCCTACTACTTTAGATACTACTTCTTCTCCGCTGTTTAGTTTAAAAGAGTAGACCTGCCCTAATTTAATTATACTACTCATTATGACTCCAATTTTTGTTTTAATTCAGTAAATCCACCAACATAATCTTCATCTAAAAAGATTTGTGGGGCAGTACGTGCATTAGGGACTACTGCTAATAAGTCTTCTAATGTGTACCCGTGTCCGATTTTTCTTTCTTCAAACTCAACACCTTTAGATTCTAACAATTTTTTTGCTTGATCACAAAATGTGCAATTATCTTTGCTCCATACAATGGCTTTCATTCTTTCTCCTAGATAGTTAAATGTTATAAGTTTATTTAATGCAGTATTACAGTCAAATAATATTTTTTGGCGCTTACAACTCGGGTAAGGCTTCGTAATCAAGTGATTCTGACATGACACCTATTACATAGTTAGTTGATTCATTTTCTTGTAATGCTGTTTGTTTTTTGCTAGTATCACTGTGTTTATTAAACCATGGAATAGGACTTACTTTTGGAGCAGGTTCGTTGTATTTTATACCTATTGCTTTAAGTGATTCTAATGCTGTATAATCTACAAATTCTTTAAGAATGTTTGCATTCAAACCAATTACAGGACCTTTCTGAAACAAATAGTCTGCCCATTCTTTTTCTTCTCTAATTACATCCATATACATATTATATACTTCTTGTTCGCATTCTTTTTGTGCTTTTAAGAATCGTTTGTCTTCTTTTACTACTTGATTGATAATCCAACCCGTCCAACCTTTATGTAATAATTCATCTTGTAAAATCAATGAAATGATATTGCCGTTACCAATAAAGATTCTATTTTCTACCATTGCTAACGATGTAGCAAACGAAACCATAAATCTTAATGCTTCTAAGGCATAACTTGCATGTAGTGCCATCCAAATTGCTTTAATGTGTTCATGTTCATCAATCTTATGACCCATTTCTTTTTTACAATTAATTTGATGCAATGCTTCGTAATATTCACCTACACTAGATGCCATATCAGCAATTTCTTTTGTATCATGTATTGTGTTAAAAATATCTTTGGGTACATTGTATATGTTTCTAATAATATGACTATAAGAACGTGAGTGAATGTTAGTTTCAAAGAAAGACCAGTTGTAGCATAATGCTTCTACCTCAGGCAAACTCACTACAGGAGTAAAAACTTGTGCAGGTCCTCTGCCTTGTAAACTATCTAATGCAGTTTGTCGTAAGAGATTTGCAGTAAAAATATGTTTAACAGCATCACTGGCATCTTTAAAATCAGATGCGTCCTTTGTCAAACTAATTTCTTCTGGTATCCAAAAGAAACCCCTAGCAGTTTCTTCAAAGTTTGCTATTTTGTCATATTTTACTTCTTCAAATCTTTGAATAGTTACCGGACCCGAAGGGTCTAAAAACATTGTGCTTTCCAAATAATTAGTTTTCTTTGATAAATCATACTGTTCTTTACTCATAATTAATTCCTATAGTTTACATGCTTCGCAATCATCATCAAATGCTGGTTCGTCAATGTATTGTTTTGCTATTTCTACTAGTTGTTCGTCTTGTCTTTTAACTCCCGCTTTATTTATTAAAGAATAATAAAAAGTCTTAAGTCCCCATTGGTGTGCCTGCATTAAGTTTTTTGCAATCAATGTTGTAGGCACCTTTTGATCTTTAAAGTGTGCTGGATTGTAAAATGTGTTTGTTGATATACTTTGGTCTACATAGGCCGCTAGTACTGCCGCAGTCTTTAGATATGCATCACAGTCTTGTTGTTCCCACATCAACTGATAAGAGTTTCTTACACGTTTGATATGATAGTCTGGTACTACTTGTGTTAATGATCCTGCTTTACTTTCTTTAACAGAGATTAAACTCATTGGCATTTCAATACCGTTTGTAGAATTAATAACTACACTAGATGATTCTACTGGGGCAATTGCCATTAAAGTTGCATTTCTAACACCATGCTCTTTCATTTCTTTTCTTAATGATTCCCAATCGCACTCTGGCTTAAAGTTGGCTAATTTATTAACACCCTTTGCTCTACGTTCCCAAGGAAACTTGCCTTTGCCATACCATGTTTTATCACTATCTAAACACTTGCCTCTTTCTTTTGCTAATTCAACAGTTGCTTCAGTTAAATAAAAGGCTTGATGTTCTATCCAAGATTTAACATCTTGTAATGCATCTTTGTCACCATAATGATAATCACGTTTTGCATGCCAATATGCTAAATTAGTGACACCAATACCCAATGGTTGTATTTCATCGTTGCTTAGTTGACTTTGAATCGATAAGAAATCTTGGTAATCTAAAATATTACACAGACTACGTTGTAGTATACGACATGCTCTACGCATGTCCTCAGGGTGTCTGAATGCTCCCCAGTTCAACGATCCCAATGTACACAATGCAATACGTCCCTTATCGTCATCTAAACGTTTAAAAGGCTTTGTAGGCAATAATATCTCACAACACAAGTTGCTTTGATAGATAGGATGCTCTGTAGTATCAAATGGGCCTTGATTAGATACATTGTCAACGTAAACTAAATATATTCTTCCTGTATCTGTTCTTTCTTTTAAAATACCGGACTTAAATACTTCTTCTGCTGACATTACTTTCTTACGCAGGCTACGGGACTTTTCATATTTGAGATACAGTTCCTCAAATTTAGCAGTATCTGAATAGAATGCTTCATACAAATCAGGCACTTCATTTGGATCAAAGAATGTAATATTTTCTTTGTTTTTAAAACGTTTCCAAAAGAATGCATTAAGACACACACCATAATCCATATGTCTTACTCTTGTTTCTTCAGTACCTTGATTGTTTTTTAGTACAATTAAATCATCAAATTGATGATGCCAAATAGGATAAAAGACTGTTGCACTAGCATTACGAATACCGCCTTGTGAGCATGAACGCAAGTCTCCGAACCACTTCTTTAAGAAGGGTATCATTCCCGTATGCATGATCTCTCCGCCTCTTATAGGCGCTCCTAGGGGTCTTAAACGCCCTATTTCAAGACCAATACCAGCACGTTTACTGGCATACTTTGCCATCATTTCGCCTGATGCAAAAATACTGTCTAAGTCATCATCACTTTTAATTAATACACAAGAACTAAATTGTTTAGTGGGTGTTCCTAACCCTGCCAATACCGGAGTTGCTAATGTAAATAAACCATCACTTGCACAATTATAATATTCTTTAATATATCTCATTCTTGCTGACAGCGGTTCTTCTTTATGAAATACTGTTGCGGCCGCAATCATATATCTAACTTGCGGAGTCTCGTATATCTGCCCTGTCGACCTATTTCTGACAAGATATTTACCTATCATTTGTTCGATAGCGGCATAAGATAAGTTTTCATCTTTTTCGTGGTTGATGATCTTTTCCATTTTATTCCAATCATCTTCACTATACCATTTAAGTAAATCTGTACTATATAATCCTGCTTCTATATTCTTCTTAACAATTTTATATAGATGCGGCGGTTGATAATCTCCGTACACATCTTTACGCAACATAGATAGACGTTGTTTGCCTGCTACAAATTGATAGTTTGTATGACCTGTTTCAGGAGATTGTTCTTCGTCAATCAAATCAACTATAGCACGTAAAGTAAGTTCATCAATTTCTCT